CTTAATATTTCTTGAAGGAACTCTTCTAAAGGATCAATTTCGATCGGTTGCTGGTTATCGTCAATTAATACAACTGTTTCCTGCTCTAAGGCTAATAAACTTTGACAAAAACTTATTAACTGCTGTGTAACAGAAAACTGGCCACCTTTAAAATAGTGCACTGCTTCTTGTTGAAATTGTTCGTGTAACAATCTTTTTTGATTGTTAAGTGTAATACTGTAGTTAGAAAAATCTAATGCTTTCTCGAGACGTTCGTCCATAAGGTACTCCTATAATAAACTACGTATATTATATATGCTAAAAAGGCATTTGTCAAGGAAAGATAAGGCTTATAGTGTGCTTGTGTTAGCAGAGGTTGGTGCAGGTATACTCACGTAACTTCCTGAAGCACGTAAATAACTTACAGTACTTGTTGTAGTGCCTGTTACATTTTCATCTACCGGTGGATATGGAGGGCTTCCTGCTATTTCGTCTGCAGGGTCATCGTCTCGAAAATATACACGTATGTCAACTGTTGTAGCGGTTGCTGCCCGGCCGTCTACCCAATAATCGTTTTCTGCATATACTCCGCTTCCTGCTTTACTATAAAGGCGCTGCCAACCGGTATTTAAATCATAAAATCCTACATTGCTGCCTGTACCGGATCCTAAAGAAGAAACAGTTTCTGTATAATTCATTTTGATTGTGCCCATTGCTGTAAACATCGAGGACCAGTTTGTTGCTTTAGAATTTGTGCCGCCTGAGAGACTTGCACTGGTTCTAAGTTCTCCGCCGGTATTAAAAAAGTGGCGTCTTGCATCACTGCTCGGCCAAGTAAATCTTACAACGTGTGAATGTACACCATTCCAATTGCTCATTGCACTTGTTCGAGCAACTGCAGGTGTAGTTTCTGAGCCAGCAACAACAAGTTTATCGGCAATAATATCAGCCATTAATGCTTCAAAATCGGTATATCCTTTTGCAGTGCCGTCTGGATTGTCTGATGTGTCTTCTCCAATAACATTGCCAACTGCAATAGAAGCAATAGCAGTAGGTGTGCTTCCAGTCTGGTGTCCCCTGGCATTTACCATATCATTGTACAGTGTTTGCATATCTGATGCTTGAACTGTGGCTGTTACTGCTACTTGGGCACTAGTTACTGTTTGACCGTAACCGCTTGTACTTGAGCCGTTGCCGAGTATAGTTTCAATGTCAGATTGTAGGTTATTATACCTTAGTGCTGTGATAGTATCACCGACGGCCATAAACGTTTCCTAATAAAATACTTATATATTTATCTTTGCAGAAAGCAAGAAAAATTAATTAGATTAGATAGTAGTTGCGTTGCTAAATGCTGGTGTTCTATCTACAAGAGACACGTTTACACCCGAAGCAATCTTGTACTGACAAGTACTTAAAAGAACACCGTCAACATTTTCGTCTACTGGAGGATAACTTGGATTATCTATATCTGGTGCTGTAGGATCTAGATCTTGAAAACTTGCTCTTAGTTGTACTTTTGTAGCCGTTGGTCGACGTGCTTCAACTTTGTACAAGTTTTCAGAATATATGCCTGATCCAGATTTTGTAAAAATTGTTGCCCAGGATGAACCTAGATCATAAAAGCCGGTGCCGCTATCTGCCCCAGTTCCTGTAGAAGTTGTATTTGCATAGTTAAGTTTTATAATGCCCATGTTTGACAACATGGTTTTCCAATTTGTTGTTTTAGAACCAGAGCCGCCGGTAATGCCTGCTTGAAGGCGTAACTCGCCGCCCGCATTAAAAAAATGTCTTATAGTATCTGTGTCTGTAAAATTAATATCAATTGTGTGTGTAAGTGTAGTATTCCACGGAGTGCTTCTTTGAGAAGTTATTCCAGTAGAAGTTGTGGACTGACTTTCAGCCATATCAAACCTATTAGTTTCAATGTCCGTCATTAAACTTTCAAAATCAGCAAATCCTGTAGGTTCAACCGAGCCCGATTCTTCGATTATATCACCTTCTGCAACTTGAGCAATGACACTAGGAACTGATCCAGTTTGATGAATTCTTGCTTTAGACATATCAGTGTAGAGTGCATTCAAATCATCTGCTTCGATAATTTTTTCAACATTAACCTGGCTACTTGTTAGTGTTTGTCCGTATCCAAAGTCGCCGGAACCTAACCCCATAACTGTTTCAATTCTGCCTTGTATAAGATTGTATCGTGCTGCTGTAATTATATCGCCGACGGCCATGTTTTGTCCTTTATACCTTTAAGATGCATTCTACTAGTTTTTCGTCTGCATCGTTGTTAGTTTCGAGTGCAACTCCAACTAGCCCAGAAGAAGCAATAGTGCTTCCTACTCCTGCTTCACCAATATATACTGGCTGACCTTTTGAAATTGGTCCTAGTACTCTTACAGGAACTCTGCCTTTTAGTGCTATTGCTTGTCCTTTTGCTTCTGCGTTCATTAAGTAAGCAGGATTTTCAGATATTACTCCAACAACTACTTCACCTAATTTTGCTGCTCTTGCTTCTTTTTCGCCTCCAATTGAAATTATAGTTCCTACTGGATATTCTGCGTCCGTTTCGTATATTTCTGCTAAGTCAGCAAATTTTGCACTAAGTGCTACACCAATAAATTCGTTTGCTGTAATGTCACCGCTACTGTCTCGTAGTGCAACAGTGTTATTTACCGCACCCAAACTTGGCTGGTATAAAACACTGGCTAAGGTAAGTTGTTCTGCTACTGTTGCTGTGCCGTCAAAAGTATCAGCATAGGCTGTTCTAAACTTTATACTTGATGTGCCTAAATCAAAAGTGCTGTCTGATGCTGGTTGCATTCCTGTTGCTGTAATACTTAAACTATGTAGATTAACACCACTGCCGTTATTTGCTTTAAATTTAATTAAATTAGAATTGCCTACTTCATTTGCTATTACCGCTTGATTGTCGTTTTCGATATATATTTTTAAATCTTCAGAATTACCAATAGATATGCCAGCATCAACGAACGATACTAGACTAGTAAATGACGGATCGGATGATGTAATATAATCGGCAGCATCAATACCTCCAAGTTTTGTAGCGTTAGAGGCTGTACCCCAATATAAAAATCCTCCAGATGTAATGCCGTTAGCGTCAGTGTTAACCATTGTAACACCTTTCTTGACTAGACTAAAACCTGGAATGGCTGAAGCAACACTTAATGTAAATTCTTCATCAGAAATAATAATAACAACTACATCGTCAATAATACCTTTAATAATTGTTCTAGTGTTGTCATCAATATCAGTAACAGATGCACTCTGCATCTGTGTTACGCCTGCGCCTGGTGCAGATTGGGGACCGACTAAAGTGAAATCTGTACCATTAAACGCAAATAACTGTTGATTAGTTGTATTCCACCAAAAATCGCCTTCTGAAAGTCCGCTTGGCTGTGTAGGACTTACTTCTGCGCCGCCTGTTGTGCGGAATTGACTACCATCATAAAATTTTAATTTGCTGTTTGCACTGTCGAACCATAACTGCCCTGACAGCGGTCTTGGTGGTTGTGTTGCTCCGGAAAAGTTTTCTAGCAGAAACAGGAAGTTTTCGTTTTGGATTTCTCCGTATCCTGCGTAGTTTTTACCTATAAACTTAAGATCGGTAGTTTGGTCAATTGTACCATCTTCGACCGAAGTTAATAAGGTATTATTGTATCTATCAATTTGATATGCCATTTTAGTCTAACCCCTGAAATACATTAATAGTATTTATCTTCATACACTTGTTCCTAAGTCGCTAGTATACTGCCATACATTTGAACTGTTTACTGTAAATCTCAATCTACCTCTAGTTGCTACAAGTGTTCCTGTTCCTGATACAGAATCAAAATCAACATCTTGTAATACAGATTCAGTGCCAGTATTTGTTGCATTTCTTACAGGAACAAAAGATTTATTTGTAGCACCTGCTACATCTATGCCAGTAACTTCTACAACATACGACACAGTATGTATAGTAGCAGTAGTGCCTATTTCTTTTTGGCTTGCAGGATACAATTCATCTATAACTGTTGCTATTTGTGTTGTATTAAGTCCGGTTATATCTAAACTAAAAACAACTGGCTCACTATCTATTTGTGTATCTACATAATTTTTTGTTGCAACATCTTGTGCCGAAGCCGGATCTGCAACACCTTGAATTTTTTGATTATTGATAGTGATTGGTCCTGCACTATCAATAATGAGTGCGTCAGTAGTGGTAATTTGCGAGTCATTTAAATTTATATCGTCTACTTGTAATTCTGTAACAAGGCCAAAATTTGTTAAACTGGAATTTACAACTGTAGCCCCTAAAGTTGTATTATTTAAAACATCGGTACCGTTTATTAAATAACTTTTTCCGCTTGCAATATTTAAATTTTCAGTACTTGACCAACTAGTGTTTGCATGTTGATACAACAAACTAATATCGTCTGCATCATTTTTAACTATTATTCCGGCGCCGTCAACTTGAAGTTTTGTTAATACAGTGCCATCTGAAGTAATTGCAAGTTCTAAATTTTTATCTTCAGTTCTAAGTGTTGTAACATCAATATAAGTTGCATCACCTTCTACAGTTAGATCTCCAGTAATTCTGCAATCACCAGTAACATCTAAATTATAACTAGGATTGCCTTGAAATATACCCACCCTTTGATCTGCTGCTTTTACTGTTATTGCATCTGTAATCAAAGAGCCTGCGCCTGAACTTCTTACTCTAATTTTATAATCGTGATCTAAAAGTTGGTTTTCTACAACTACAGTAGATCCAACAATTTTCTGTATGTTGTTCTGGCTTAATCCAATTGTTATACCGTTTGAGTTTTGGACTGTTAAAGATCCTACTGTAGTTCCGTCTTCGTCTGCAGGTAAAAATTGACTTGCGTTTTTAACAACGCCTGCATCTGTAATTAAACTTGTAGAATATTTAGAAGTGCCGTAAAATTGAAATCCTGTTTCATCTACTAAATTAATTCCCTTTTTAATTTCGCCTGGTATTTCACCGATTTCATCTGCTTCCGATGGCGTAAATGTTAAGTTACTTATAACTGCAACTAATTGAGCACCTATCCATAATTTTAGTACCCTTCTAGTACGACTTTGGGTGTCAAGAATGTCCGCAACTTCAAATCCTGATTTTCCTTGTTGCGCAGTATAAATGGGTCCTGCTAGTTCTAATTCAGACCCGTCAAAGAAATATAACTGATTTGTAAGATTATTCAGCCATAAATCTCCTGCAACCATTTGAGGTTGCGAAGGTTGCACAAAAGGAGAACCTGCTACTATAAATTCTTCACCATTATAGATTTTTAATCTACTTTCAGAAGTATCATACCATAATTGACCTGTAATAGGAGATCCAGGTGCAACTGTGTTACTGAAGTTTTCTAATAGTTTTATAAAATTTTCATTTAAAAATTCCCCAAACCCTGAATAGTTTCTACCTATTAAAGTTAAGTTTGTAGAATCTGTGTCAACAAATCCGTCAATTAAATCTACTAGTAGACTTCCGTCTGTTTTGTTTAGTTTGTAACTCATCAAACTTCTCCGAGATAAATTATGTAATTTACAGCAAGAAACGGATTCATAACATTAACTGCATCTCCTAGCGTAGGATTTAAAACGCCTCCGCTTGTTGACAGTGCTTGCCCAACACCTGTTCCTGTAGGAGCATCGTACACAATTGATTCTGGATCTGAAGTAGGACCTTTTGTTAAATCGCTAATTGCATAAAACTGATCTCCATTGTCTGCCCTCATATCATGTTCATGATCAGGCAAATTATCAATACCTATACTAACATCTTCTGCGCCGCCTGCATTACCTAGTTCACTAGCACCAAGACCAGTTACTCTATCAGCAGCAGTGCCTCCCATGTTATCAAGACCTAGTGCAAATCTACCTCTAAAATCTGGAAGTGCAAAGTATTCTGTGCCGCCGTCTGAAATGCCTGATGCGTCTTTAAAGTTAAACCCAATTACTTCAAATAGTGTTGGATATAACACTTGTAATACTTCTCTACCGTCACATAATAGCCAACCTTCTGGTATAACTGTTCCTCCAAACGGTAAAATAATTCCTGGAGGGTTAGTAGGAACACTAGACAATAATGCTCGTCTACTGACTTTATATAATCCTGTTGTGCCTGTAGTTCTATTGATTAATATTTCGTCATCACCTTCAGTAGAACCAAGACTTGGCTTGGTTGCTATAAAACTATTGCTAATAGATGTGCTAAATGTTTTTGTTGTTCCGCCTGTTTGTCCATCAAATGTAAATTCAGGCGCAGAAACATCTCCTGACATTCTAAAAGTTGTCTTACTGGCTAGTTTATCAGTGCTAGTTGATTTACCTGTAATCGTTCCAGTAATATCTCCTACTAGATTCCCAAAAAATGTATTTGCATAAACGGCTTGCCATCTAATTAATTCAGTTCCTAAAATGCGCTGATTATTTAAATCAGGAGTTAAATTTTTAACTTGAGTTCCGCCTTCTATTGTTACATTGCCGCCTATATTCAAGTTTTTTGCAATGCCGACGCCGCCTTTAATAACTACTGCGCCGCTACTAAATGTATCGGATTGTGTTGCGCCGTCGACTAATAAATTGCTATCTGTTTGAATATTTCCTATTACATCAAGTGCCTGGTCAGGAGCACCGTTGTTTATACCTACATTTGTTCCGTCTAAGGTAAGAACATTCTTTGTTACGCCGCCATCATTTGTTCTAATATTAATTTGTGCGCCGCTTGTGTTGTGTGTAATAACTCCGGCTTCGCCTTCTACTCCAATAGATAACTGTGATGCAGTACCTAACTGCAAACCAGTATTATTTTTTATTCTAATAGGAAAATTTGTTATACTTGTTTGATCTGTTCTTAAAAAGTTAGATGAAGGAACTGTAGTGTTTCCTACTACAAGTGCTTCTGCTTTTTCTGATGTACCGTTAAATTTTGCAACTCCAGCACCTGTAATATCTCTTGTTGTTAAATTTATACCAGGTTTAAGACTAGCAAAACCTGATATAGCAACTTTAGGTGTAAACGTAGATGTAGAAATAATTGCTACAGGTTGTGCTTCAACTTCAATAACTAAAACACTATAATCTGTATTATCTGTTCCAGTTAATTGTATAGGTCGTGCGCCAGTGTTTAGACCATCTGAAAAACTAGGACCTACTAATACCCAACCAGAACCTGAATACAAATATAGTTGCTGGTTATCAGTATCAACCCATAAGTCACCTGTTACTGAATTATTAACATCTGGTTCTGCTATTGCTTTTTTTAGGCCGCCTGCTGCTGCCCAAGCGGTACCATCATAAACTTTAAGTTGATTTACACCAGGACTACTATCATACCAAAGTTGTCCTTCAACAGGATTTTCTGGCTCTGAGGTGTTAGCAAAATTTTCTAATAAGTGTAGGAAATTTTCAGCAATACTAGTACCATATGCAGTACTGTTTCTTCCTGGAAGATCAACACTTGTCTCCTGGTTAATAGTATTGTCGTCTACTATTATGCTACCTTTGTTTGCTTGATCTGTAAAATTAACTTCGTATGCCATTTATATCTCCTGTTATACCCCTGACAAACTTTGCACTCTTACAGTGTAATCAATTTGTATTAATCTATTCAAGGATTTTTGAACAGGGTGGAAAATTACGTGTGTAAGTAAACGGCCTGAACCCGATGCTGAATAACTTCTTAAACCTAATTCATCAAAAACATAAGCACTGTCTGCATCGCTTGCTGTATCGAACGCTTGCTGTCCACTTGGTTCTCCGTAATCTAACAAACAAGTTACAAGTATATCTGTATAATTTGTTCCGCTTACGTGCCTTGTTTCTATTTTATTTCTAACAGGATCAATGTTGTTTACACTTCTGTCATCTACAACTTTTGTAAATGTCTGATTGTATAAACTAGCGTTAGTACCTGTACTATTAGGAGTAAGATATGTAATTATTCCTGTAGGATCAACAGACGTGCCGCCATTTCCAAAACTCATTTCGTAAATCCAGCCTTCGCCTGCATTTGCAAGACTTTCAGCAAGAGATATACTCATGTTTTCGTAATGAATTGCATTGCGTTTGTTAATTATAACTTCTTTAGACACTGGGTCATGTATTTTTATATGACCTTGTACTAAAATACCTTGATTTTCTTGAATATTATCCATTTTTTAATCTCTCACTGTGTATTTATTCAGGCAAGTCAACTGTTGCTCCGCGCAGGAATCTGCCAATGTTATTTTCAACATTACTTAGCGATTCTCCTAGAGGTGTCCAAATCTTTCCTTGTTTTCTTACAACAATTACTTTTTGATTTTCTTCCGGAGTTGCTAGTAAAGTTAATGTGTTTCCTTCTAATGAAAATTCTGCTGGCTGAATTACGTCTCCTTCTGGGGAATCTTGATCAATTGTTAAATCAAATACTGCAAGAGACTCTTTTCTAAGACGCTTGCCAGCAGCAAACACTTCAAAATCATTAATACTTTCTGGTGTAAAATCTAGTTGGAAAGTATTAGTGTTTCCGTCTGCTTCAAATACTGTAGAAATCATTTCATCTTTATAAGGTATATTTTCACTTATACTTTGATTTTCTACTTTTGTGCCCGAAGGATGAACTGTAGGTACTCCTGTTCCTAATGTGCCTCGACGTATTTGTCGTAATGTATTACCTTCTTTAATAAAATACTCTATTCGTTCTCCATTAACAAATAAAACTCCTGGAACATTATCTTGCTTGCTAGGAACTGGAAGTTCTGAAGCGTCACTAATTTCAATCCTAAGATCATACCAGTTTAAATCTTGCGCTAATTCAAACAGCACATTGTCGTTAAGACGTTTATAATGTGTACGATTTAGTATGTCTTTAAACTGTCTAAAACCGAAACTATCTTTTGAAACAAACGGATTACTAAAATGTATGATTTCTAAAACATCGTCCTCTGCAACGTTTTTAATTTTCAAATAACGATTATCTTCTAATACTATATAATCAACGCTAGGAGTTAATTGAACACCGTTTTTAGTTACCCAAACATATTGAGCATCTATAGCAGGCTTGCGCAACTTGATCAACCCTGTTGTAAGTGAATGGTACTCTTGATATTCTTCAGTACCGACTTGCAAAGTTGTTCTTTCAACAACATCATAATTAACACGCTCTATTTCTTGTATATCATGATTGCTAAACTGTGTAATCTGTATTTCAGAATCTAAAGGAGGCGTACTTACAAATGTTACCTGGTTGTTCTCAAAAGTATATTCTCCATCATCAATAACAAACACTTCTAATACATCACCTGTTGTTCCTACACCAGAGAATAGAGTTATACTTGTATTAAAAATATCCCATCTATAATCAACAGTTTCTTCTAACTTAGTGCCATTCAAATATGCTTCGATTTGATTAGGTAGAAGAGATACGTTAGGCTGTTGATACAATCTAAGTTGATATTCCCTAACTGCGGTAACAGCAAATTTTTGATTGTATCCTGCATTTAGTATCTGACCGTCAACTTGAACAACTATCTTATGTGAAAGAGGCAATTGATTAAACGGTGCTTGAGATAATTCAAATGTTGACGTTGATCCATCTCCTACTAAGAAATCTTTCTTCACTTGACTAAAGTTTGTTTCTTCAGTATAGAAAATGCCGTAGAAAATTTGTGCGTCAGCCTCAACTGCTTCTGGGAATCTAATTGCAACTTTCCTTCCAGTTTGTACAAGTTGTATTTCTGAAGGGACTCCGTTGACATTTACAAAACTACTTAAATTGTCTCTCCATTCTACAGTAGTAACAAACTCATTAGTATTTCCATCTGCAATTACTGTATCTATAACAAGTATGTTTTCTGCTGCAACTCCAAGTGTTAATATATGTAGTTCATTATTGATTGCAGGAGCAGTGTTAAGAGTTAGCGTTCCTGCGGAATAGTTAACTACATAATCATCTTGAGATATCTCTTGATTATTAATTCTTACATAAATTGCATCGCTAGAGTTTGGAATAACTCCTAGATCAAACACTGTTTGTACTCCGTCAGTGATATATGCTTGACTAAAGATTGCGCTGCCTCCTGCACTGTCTCTTTGATATACTCTAATATCCAAAGTGTCTACAATCTGTCCAGGGACTAATTCTTCGGGGCCTTTTGAAGTTGTTGGCGTAACAAATCCATCACCATCAACAATTATATCTTCTGCGTTTAATCCAGTAGCAGTGCTATAATTAATATTTCCACCTGAAAGTTGCGTGTCATAACTTGTTGGATCTGGTACAAAACTACCATCAGATGTAACTTTTCTAATAATTAATGTCGATGTTCCTTCTTGTATAGTTAAATCAGGACCAGTATTGTTGCCGGTTTCGTCATATGGCTCTAATTTTAGGTTGTCTATATAAAGAGTCTGTGTTATTCCGTCACCTACTAGTGTTTGCATAATTGCATTAGGATTAGATGTAACAGTGCTTCCGTCATACAAAGGATCATCAATTCTAATACCGTCTAGATATACGTTATAGGATATGCCTTCCTCTAAAGGCTTTGATAGCACAACTTGTACAGTTGAATCATCAAACGTAAAAATTTCATCTTCAAACGTATTGTCGTAAGTATCCCACAGTGTTGAGAACCAAGGCTTTGTGTCCCAGCCTGCTGCGCCTTCAAATTCTAAACTTTTAACTTCGACGCCGCCATAATCAATACCATCCATTAACTGTGCAACATCATTGCCTATCATTCCTGTAGTTGGATTGTAGAATAGGTTTATTCTATCTTGAGCATCTAGCATATCTATGTCTCTAAAATAGATTACCTCTATTGCTGCACCTGTTTTAGGTGGTTCGACAAAATCAACTCTTCCTAAATATCTAGTATAACTTTTTGAATTGTCAGAAACATTACTAAACGAGTATTCACTTCTAAGTGCTTCTATACCGTCAACATATATTGTCATCCTGTTAGATTTTTGATCTAGAGGCCATTTAAGTGTAAATGTAGTAGTGGCTCCTGAACCAACAAAGTTTTCAGTTTCTTGTAGATTTGTTATATAAAAATTACCAGTAACCCTATCAAATTTAGACCTTACATGTGTGCTTCTTACAAGACTATTTCCAATTATAGCAGAAGCAGTGGCTTCTACTCCGCCTTCTATTAAACTTCCGTTTATAATTACTCTAGGGGCTGATAGATATCCAGTACCTGGATTAGTTACACGTATTTTTGTAAGTTTACCATTAGATACAAATGCTTTTGCAGTGGCTCCTGTGCCGCCGCCGCCTTGAAAATTAATTGTTGGTGCTTGTGTATACCCAGAACCTTGTGAAGCAATTTGCACATCGGTAATTGTAAATCCAACATTGTCTTTCCAATGCTTTTTAGGATATTCGTCTATTGTTATACTTAAATTAGTTAAACTGTTTGTTGTAGCAATTATACTTTCTGGTATTATTTTAGCATCTATGCTACTGTAACTTGGTGGTAAATCAAAATCAGTTACTGACGTGTTACTAGGATCTAACTTATCATAACTGCTTCTGTACTCTCTAACTTTGGTTTTAAACGGCTTAACTTCTTTAATATAATCTTCATAACTTTCTAGATTATCATTCTTAAAGTTTACTCGTTGATCTAATTCTCCAACATTATGAATTGCTTTAACAAAACTGGTTTTAAATGCCCAATCTACAAATAATTGCTCTGCAAAGACATACCTTATGCTTGCAAAAAATAGTTTATTGTACTCAACTGCAAGTTCATCAACTAGTATATTACCTCTAAGTGCTTCTAATATAATTCTAGTTTCTATTATAGGTTGATTGTCATAGTACCTTGCATCGAAACTTGTAGCATCAAATCCTACTCTGCTTTCTATAAAGTTGTATAAGTCTTGACTAAACTGTATTGTTCCGTTTTCTCTACCTATGGTTTTATAATTTACTGTGTAATCATCAGTGTCTTCGTTGGCAATCTTTTCAAGTAGTAACCAACCTCCTGAACCTATATTGTTAATTTTTACAACAGTTCCAATAGGAGCATCTAAAGATGTAAGTTCATAACTTTCGTCTATTTCAAAATTAGTTATTGTAAACAATCCGTAACCATCGGCATACCAATCAGCATAATTCCAATACTGCCTTACATCGTACTGCTGAATAATAGATCTTTCCCAGACGTTTGTAACACTGTTTCTATTGTAAATAACCCAGCGGCCTCGATTAGTGCTATCTGCTTCTACTAGAACAGAAAACTTGCGAATGTCTATTGTTGTGTTATCTTGATAATTTTTTCCGCCTTGTACTACATTAGCACTTATGATTTTTCCAACAGAATCAATTGCAAACTCAAATTCAGCACCTTCGCCGTTGCCTTTAATTTCATATGACGGTGGAGTTTTATAACCTCTACCAGCATTTATTATATTAAGACGTGTAATCGAACCGTCAACTATTACAGGTTCGATAATTGCTGGTGTTAGATTTGCTGTTCCTATAAATTGTAATTCGTCAAACGTTTCTATTGAAACATCAAATAGTCGACTAAATGCAGTTGGAGCAGGATCAAAACTAGATAACGAACTGAGATTGAAATCATCTACAGTAATTCTAGTACTTAAAACACTGTTTACTCTTTCTATTACTTGTTTTAAGGCTTCTACTCTATTTTTAAACATACTTTGTCTTGGCTTAAACTGTATGCCGTATTTTTGCTTATCGCTAAGAATAGGATTTGGTACAGGACGATCAAACTCGTCGTAACCTATTAAACTGTCAAACCATTTTTTCTCAATATCTTTATTTGGTCTGCTTGTTGCTAAACCATCAGATAATATTTGATATTGACTGTGTATGTTTTGTTCTTGATCGTCTATTGTCCAGTATCTAAAATTAATTGCTACATTTTTATCTTCAAACAAATTGTTACAATTATAAACTGTAAATCTATTATCTTTCATAAGTGCAACAAATCTGTAACCTTGCTGTGCAGGGTTAGTTATAAGATCTGTCATTTGTTTTACAGTTAAATTACGTCCTTCAACATTGGGTATAGTTGTTTTATTTTCAACCCAGTAGTAATATTTGTTAGTAAATCTTTGAGCAACGCTGTCGTATTTTTTCTTTTTAACGTAAAAACTGTTTCCGTATCTTGTAGTACCCGACACTCCTTGAGACGGTGCTTCTTCTGTTCCTGAAATTGTGTCCCACTGGTCAGGTGTTAAAGTAGATTCTATCCATTCGTAAACACGTACTTCAGTTTCTGGAAAAATTGTCTGCCAGTAATTACTCTGGAATATACTAGTGTCTTGATACGGATTATAAAAACGCACAAAGTTTAAATCCCACCAAGTTTTCCCTACATAATTTTCTGCCCAACTTTCTGTATTTTGTACATCTTCGTTGTTAATTACGTTATAAAGAGCAGGATCGTAATATAATTTGTAGTCTAATTCTTGTTCAACAATACCAGCAATTTTTCCCTGCACTGGATCTAATATATCTATATGCTCAAGAAGTTTGTTAGTCTTTGTGTTATATAGGAATGCTCCTCTAAATTTAGAAACATCAACACTAGCGTACGGCTCTCTATGAATGTTCCAACTTTTCTCATTAATAGGTCTTTGATAATCAATTAATAAACCTTGGACTGCACGATTAGCGGATACTCTAAATTTAGCAACAGTGTTTGTAGTTAACTGTTTTATAGATCCGCCTTGAGTTTCGCTTATTGTAAAATCTGTATCGTTTATAATTTCTTTTATAAAATAATCTTTGCTTTCTTCTAAACCTGAATTTATAAGTGCATCTGTAGAATCATCAAAAAATGTAAACTGAATTCTTTCGTTTAATTTAAATCTTCTTGCATTGTCAACACGCAATATGTTTGATGCTCCGTCTACAAATTTAACTGTATCAACACCTTTTTGTAATTTAGGCATACCTACATATATATGATTATTAGTGAGTAGCAATGTGTCGCCAAATTGTCTAACTTGGTCGTTATCTAGATTATTATATTCTATTTGATCTGCATAAACAAGATTATCTTCTAGTCTTTCATAGATATAAACAACTCCTGTGTTACTTGAAGTTTTTATAATATTAGTTAAACCATTATCAAAGGTTGTTGTCTCTGAATCAATAGTAGTAAATATTTTTGCGTCAGCATTAATACTACTAACTGCAAGTTGATTTCCATCAAAACTAACTTTGTGTCCAAACCCTTCACCTGGTTCTTTGTTAAAACTTGATAGAGTTTGATTAAGTTCGTATAGTCCATTTACCTGTTTGTATATGTAAACTTTTCCTCGATTACTGCCATCTGTATCATTAAAACTTTCTCCAACTGCAAGTAATTTGCCATCTTGGCTAATACTAATACTATCGCCAAAATTTGCTTCTTCTCGAGAATCAACAATTTGTACAAAAGGTATTGAAGTTGATACCGGAGTAATGTCTATAAAGCCTGAGCCAGAAGATGTAAGTGTAACTGACTCAATTTCTCCGCGTTCGTTTATAGACAATGATGCTGAGGCTCCATTCCCGTTGCCAAAGTCGGCAACATTATTACCAAATCTTACTGATGTGTACTCTGGGTCGTAACCGTATCCACCATTAACAAGTGTAAGTGAGTCTACTGCAAAACCTATTACTGGTGAAATAACTGCGTCAGACGTAGCAGTATCATCTACATTTCGGTCAACTGTTGCTGTAGTTAATGACTGAGTGTAATTGCTTCCTGAATTAGTTATGCGAATGTCGTTTACAGCAAATTTTATAATCGGAAATGCTGTTGCTTCTTCTAGAATTTCAGAAGTTTCAGTAGGATCTTTTATAATACTAATTATTATTGTTGTAGGATTATAGCCTGAGCCGCTTTCTATAACATTATAAGAAGTTACACTACTACCGGTTAACACTGCCTCAACTACAGCGCCTGTGCCAGTACTATCAGTAGTTTCAATTTGCACTATCGGAGCAACTGTATACCCAAGTCCGGGCTCAAGTACTAGAAGTCTGCTTATGCCTCCATCTTCTGTAAGTTCAACAACGGCTGTTGCGCCGTCGCCGTCGCCGCTAATTGTAACTGTTGGAGTTACCTCATACTCTCCAGTTGAAGTAACATCCATAAATTTTACTGATCCTGTAGTTTCAAGTGTAGCAGTTACTTCTGCTCCGACGCCCGGACCGTCAGTAGATTCTGCAGAAATAGATTGGCTAAATGTATAATTTCCGTTTACTTCTCTATAAACTGCTACTGTGTTACGAGTAGTGCTATCATCTGCTAATAAAGAAGTTGTTGTAGCAATTACATTACCTGCATCGTTTACATCAAAGTCTCTTACAAATTCTAAAATTCCATTTTCTGGACTAAAAATTGCTTCGCCTGGTAGTTTAACTGTTTCAGGTGTAGGAACATAACCTAATCGAGATATAGATCCGTCTAAGATCTCCCAATCGGCTGTATCAAACGCTAAGCCTGAGGAAATATTAGTAATTGCTCTATACAAAGCATTATCGTATACAACGATATTGTTTTCACTATATGCCGAAGCAGAACTAAATTCTCCAAAATAATTTTTGTCCTTGCCGATATCCCAAGTATACTCAACTCCGTCTTCTATACCTTTCTTAATAATATGCAATTTGCCATAGTTGAGACCACTAGGTACAGTAGTATCATTTTTATCTCCATTGCCATCTTCGGCAGCAAACAGAGTATAAAGGTCGTCCCTCTTAGTAAATCTTAATCTGTTACCAATATGAGTATAGTTGTCACGATTTGGCAAAGTAAAGTGATTTATTAACTGGTATTCTCCTGAACCAGTTTGACCGTAAACTGATATTAAACCTTCTTCAATATAATCTTGAGATGTTCCGTTTGCATCTGCTGGTAAATTAAATACTTGATCCCATTCGTTGTTTGTAGTTGTAGGAACACTTGCTTCTCTTGGAATGCCTAGTATATCAACTTCTTTATAGAGCCAATATTCTACATTAGTTAACTGAGGATTATAGTCTAAAGTGTGTGTTGTACCGTCAAAGTTTTCGCTATTTTGAACAACTACAAGTTTACCTACTTGTTCACCGACGTCATTTGATGTTAAGGAAGTTGCTACAATTTCACCAATCACTCTGTCTACATCCGATACTCCTCTAAAAGTAGCATTAGCATTCCTTTGAATTGCTCCAACTTCTCCAAAATTTCCTCCTGCTAACCAAGTTCCTGTTACATTTTTAACATACAATCTTACCGTGTTAAAGAATCTTTGATAATACATAACTTCAGCAGTTGCGCCGGTGATTACATCTTGTACAGTGTCACCAAATGCATTATCTGATAAAAGTTGTGTAGATTCGTCGTAGTAGTTGTATTTAGGTACAGGCTGGATTGGATCTCCGAATCTTGTGTCACTATCTTCGTCGAAAGGAGGAAATTCAGTAAACTCTATATCAATATAACCATCCCATAAGTCAAAAACTTCATGGTTATTTTTGTTAATTGTTTCAAATGTATATCCGCTATTTGTAATATCTAAACTTCCTAATTGATCTAGATAAAAACCAAATGTGTCGCTAACACTTAACGTGTCAGATAACACTTTTGGAGATCTAAATACCCATAAGTTGCTAGGTATAACAGGCTCTTGAGTATCAAAGATGCCGCTGTATGCTAAATGTGTAGTAAAACTTATTTGATCATTTAGATTTGTAACTGTAATATCTTGCAAATAATCTTGAATGTTATAATAATAGTTAGGTGTAGATCTAGTATCAGGTGTTCCTAGATCTCCATCATCGCCTCTTAAGTTTAAAACATCTCTATATACTAAACCTCTTCCAGTGTCTGACCATATGTTGTCATCTACGTCTGTAGTAAAATATGTAGAGGTGTTTATATACCAATAGCCGCCTATCTTTTCTGAAGTGTTATAGAAATCATCTCTGTATGCTCCGATCGGAACATCAGCAGTGAACAGTATGCCTGTATTAGCAAACACGCCATTTGTATTGTTCACATATAGCAATAAAGAAGTTTCTTGTGTTTTTACATACACAACTTCTGCAGAACCTGTATCTGTATAAACAGTATCGCCTACTGTTGGAAGAATTGTGTAATTGTCAATGTTAAAAATATTGTCTACTTTTTCTATAATTTCATGACCTACAGCAGATCCGCCGATACCTTCACGAGATATAAAGTCAGCAGTAATCGGAGTGTAGTATCCAGCAAATGGTTGAGATTCCGTTAACGCTAAGTTAGCAGTAGAATAACGGTTCCACCTAAATACTACTGTATCGCCTGGTTCTGTACCTTCGTACTGGTCGGCTGGTGCTCTTACTAATATATGATCTGTTTCTACTTGATAGAGTCCATAGTTGCCTGCAACTATTAAACTTAAATCTGTGCTATCAGTGTCAATTGCAAACTGTGCATAACTATCAAAACTAGTGTATGCAATATTGGCAATTTCTGAAAATATATCGATATTAGCCTTCCATAAGTTATCGTTGTAAGTTACAATTTCACCTGTAACATAGTCTGTGTTTTCAGAGTAATCGCCTTTATACTGTGTAAGAACTTTACTTGCATTAGGCGAGCCTACCGCAAGATATTTGCCGTCCGGGGACACTGCTACACTAGTTCCAAATAAAGAAGTAGCATCTACACTAGCAAATATATTAGTTTGTGGTTCTATTGTTTGCGTAAGTATCCAGTTGTTTAATTCAGATCCTCTAGTATAAATGTTTACTACACCACTTACATTTTCGCTTAATTTGTAATACGGAGATCCAACAGCAAGAACTGTATTATTCGAAGTAGTAGATATTGCTTCGCCAAATGCATCATAATTGAAGTCTTGCCAAGTTTGTGGATTTTCTAAAATTTCTTTTTGCTGATATACTTCTTTATGGCTATAAACTTTTTGGTTCAAGCCGTCTTCTAACCAAATAAAGTCATTATTTTCTACAAAATTTTCTGCATAATTATTTAAAGTATCTATAGAAGTTATCTTAGCACTTTCTAGACCGATTACTAAGCCATCACGTGGCAAGCCAACTGTAAACGGTGTTATAAAGTTCTCTATAACAATAATATTATTTTCTATTCTTGATACAACGTAAAAACCGCTTGCATCATCTACGTCATATAATCCTATTATTTCACCAACTTTAATGTCGTCTTTTACACTGCGGTTAAGATACACTACCAATAGTCCAATTTCGTCATTAAGACTATCTGCAATATCAATAATTCTATAATCCTTTTGAACTATTTTTGCTACGTCCCAAGATAACCTGTCTTGGCCTATCCAGATATAATTTCCGATGCTAACAGTATTAATATCAATACCCGTAACATCGTTTCTAGTTCTCACTATTGCTTGTACATCGTCAGGATGCACAAATCCTGACGTTTTGACAAACTCACTGTTTGATGAGTTTACAGGAAAAGGTGAATGATCATATTCTTCCGGCTTGACATAAGTTTCAAAAGGAAGTATTCTGTAAATTAAATCAGTACTTTCAGGAGGAATGCTGTTTACTAATTCTATTGGTTGCGGATTAAGTAAAAATTTAGTTTCATCAAGTTTATATTCTACTTCAGTAAATCCGTCTGTGGCTCCATACATGCCCTGTTTGAATGCCCATTCTTCAAAGAAATCTAAACTTTCTTTGTTTGCACTCGATAGTGCATCAAACAGTTTATCTAAACTGTTTCGAGTACCTTTGTCTTGAATAAACCCTTGATAAAATTTATACTGGCTAACATCATCATTAATAATATTTTGCAAGTACTTTCTATTTTGATAGCCAGTTAAGTGCTGAGCAAATTTTTGTTGTTCTAAATCAAAATTATCAGTATCTAAATCATAGAAGTCTGCAAACTGATTAGTTTTATATTCTAAGTTTGTTATTAGTTTAGGCTCAGGTCTTGAATCTAATCTTTTCCACTGCCTTGCAATAAAAGTTGACCCGCCGGTAACTTTTTCGTTTGCACTGTAGAAAAATTCTTTATATTTTACAGTATCACCTAAAGCATAGTCTTGGTACGGTTGCCAATTTTGAACTTCGGCACTGTCATATATAAATCCGGGTATATTTAAACTTCCATCCCAGTTGTCAGTACGGTATCCTTGTACTCTAATTCTTTCTTGTCTATATCCTGGTGCTGGGTCATATATAACATCATTAAAGACAGTCTTATTATCTAATAATACAACATGTTCAATTTGTACAATAGGAACTTTAAGTGCGTAAATTCCGTCTGCGGAATCTACTTCTGTTGCAGTAAATTCGTTTCCGTCTCTGCTTAGTTCTAAAAACTCTGGACGTAGTATATTGCCGTCTGTTTTATACACACTGTAATCATAGAAGTTATCAAAAATATTATCAACAGCATGATATTCTTTTTCAAAAATTAATTTTGATGCTGCTGGGCTTACACTAATAACTGTTCCTACAGACCAGTTTTGTGTAGTCCAAAATAAAAATTCTTTTATGCTTAAATCAAAATTTTCTATTAAATTAAATTCTGGATTGTAATTATCAAACTTAAAACCTTGTTCAATTAACCAATGTTCGTATCCGTACATAAAGTCAACTACTTGTTGAATATCACTAAACACAGTTCCGTATGGAATAGTTTTAAGTTCCTTTTCAAAATTCTTTCTTCTTCTTGCTGTAGCGCCACCTTGAATTGGCAACTCTGCTAGTTTTATAAATTTTGTGCCGTCAAATTGATTTGTAGAGGAATGACCTTCTTTAACTCTATAAAACTCTCCAGTAAACTTTACTACTTGTCCTTGTACATATTGTTTTCCAGCATTCCAGTTTACAAATTTTTCTGAGACTCCACCGATCCTTAAAACTGGATCTGCTGAAGAAGGAATTACATCATATGTTCTAAAAATAGGATTATTAAGATCGTATCCTCGTACAATATACCCTAATTGGGATTTTTCAACAATTATACCGCTATAAGATACTACTTCTGAAGCAGAGGATTTGTTTAAAAATATTTGATAATTTTCTTCAGGAACAAATACATTTCCTTCGTTAAATGGTGAGCGAGAATCTAATATTAATTTAAATTTAGATTTGTCAGTGAATCCTGCAAGTTTAAGTGCTATCTGATTATCAATGTTTTTCACATTATCAATGTAATCAAAATAAGAATTTACATTCGAGTACATGTAATCAGCAATATAATTAACTAAACCCGATGTGTATTTTCTGCTCGGACATTCACAAGTGTTAGGAAATTCTAAATCTGTTAAAGCAATTCGTTTTCCTGTAGTTTTTTCTACCAGTTGTCCTGCAACATTTCTTTCAATATTATTTTTATCAAATAACAATCCTAAAATTTTTGCAGGTCGATTTAGCAAAAGTGCTGTAATTAAACTAAACGGAAATTCTGAAGACTTGCGCCAGGCTGCTTCAGTGGGTGCAATATCACCAAATTTAAAACTTACGCTTGCCTGACTGTTATTAAAGTTTTTTGCTATTCCTGACTGTAAAGGGTCTACTAATCTTCCTTGTGCATCAACTGGTATGTAATTAAGCAATCCAGGACGTTTAAAATTGTTTAGCACCTTGATAGGCTTGTTTGGTTCTTTTAATAAACCGTTTTGCAAATCTTCCCATAAAATAGTGTTGTTTAAAGTATAAGGAGCAGGACCGTATACTTCTTCCCACCATTGAGGCTTAATAGTAAATCCTAGCATTTCCCAAGGATGGGTATGTGGTCTATCTGTATCGAAGAAATGCTTATAAATTCCTCTCCAAAATCCTGCATGTCTATTTCCATAAGGATCAGTAGTTCTACTATAATTGTAAGTAAATTTATTGCCGTCAGTATAAAATTCGTTTGTTGTGTAATCAGGAGTTCCTGCAATTTTTAACCATTGCACAAAATCACTAAGCATGGCATTATCAATTTTTGTTTTACTAACGCCGGTTGTTCTGTGTGCCGAATTTTGCAATGCATATAGATCAAATATCTCAGGATCAAGAGTCTGTTTAATATTGTTAAAAATTCTTTTCTCTAACTCTAAAAGCAGTTCATCTCTATAGTCGTCATATGCTTTTACAAGACTACCGTCGTGACCTTGTATAAATTTCACAGGCTCATCTGCAAAATAAGTGTCATCAAATAGTATCTGAGGCTCATACTTAGGATAAAGACCTAATTTAGTCGGCGTTGGTGGGATAAAACTTCCGTTTGAAGATTCGTACTCGTATAACTCTATCACATCATCGGCGACTTTTTCTGCTGTGATTATACAAAATCCTTCATCATTAAATGTATAATCTCTGCCGTGCAAAAGTTGAGTGCCGTTTAAATATACATTAACAGCAGTATCACTAGATTCTGTTAAAGTGAAAAAATTTGTTAAAGCAAAAAATACGTTACCAGGATCTTCAACTATATATTCAGTTCTTTTTACACTTTGATAAGCCAACATATCACTAAAGTAGTATGGCATTGCGTCAGTCTTAGTACGATTCATTTCACCTAAAACTTTATCAACATGTTGTTTTATAGGTCCATCAAATCCTAAATTAAGTGCTGTTTGCAAAAAGTTTCTTTTAAACTTTCCATAATCATATCTTGCTTGCTTTATTGCTTTTATTACATTTCCGTCTTTTGTGGTAATATGATACAAAGGTAAGTTTATAGGACCACTATGTTGTATGAACTTTTTACCATAACCGTCGAGATTTCCTAGATCTCGCAAATTAGATGTTCCTGGAAAATCTCCAGTAAAGTTGTTTAGATCTTCTATCATAGAAGATACGTGATCATTAACTTCGCCTAAAGTAAATTGAGTTATATTTTCGTTTTTTGGATTTCGCTCTAGGTTGTACGGAAATTCATAAAATCCGTTACTATTTTTCGGTGTTGCTGATCTTGTCTTAACTAGTACTACATCGTCTACGTTTAGATCCGAATTAAATGTAACAAATAATCGATCTGAAGAACCGCTTGTTAATGTGTAATCTGCGTTTTGATCTTGTATTTTGTTATTAACGTAAACACGAACCCAGAGGTCATTTAATAATGCTGCGTCTTTGTAGACATCAATTTCAAAATCATTTAACTGACTTGTTGTGGCTACATATTGACGTATAACACTTTGCTGACTTTCAAAGTCTGCTTTTGTCCAACCATTTGTGTATATAAAATTTTCTCTATCTTGATATTTTTTTAAAAATCCAATATCAGTGTTTTTTGTTACATCTGCATCATCAACTTGATATGACATTGATTCTCTTAACAAATTAAAGTCAAATAGAATGTCTCCACTGTTTTCAATGTTCTGGTATGAGAGTGCAAATCCTAATTCTGTATCAGAAACCCCTGTTCCTTTTTTATAACTAAAAATTTTGTTACCTTGAAATGTAGATGCTTCGTATAGTGTTTCGTCACTATAAGAGTAACCGTCTTTGTCAAATATATCAAATAGAGGTTCTTGATTTACCGCTGTTTTTTCTTG